AACGTGACATTTCCGCCAGCATCGAGACCGACGCCGCTCACCGTGTAGTGCGTGCCGCGAACCTGCAGCGTCGCCGCGCCGGTCGTGCTGTTGACGAGGTTGACCACTAGGTCGTCGTCGTCGAACACCTCGAAGGTGTAGGCGAATACGGTCGTGGCCCCGTTGCCGTTATATTGGACGCTGGAAACGCTTGAAGTTACGGCCATTTACGGACTCCAAATCTCGCCGCATTGTAATGACACCACTTTCGCCCCGCCTCTCGCTCGTTACCGCTGCGCCGCTGGGACGCCGCCGATCAGCGCCATCGGGCTGTCGGTTTTCCCTTCCTCGAGCGCGATCACGCCGTCGAGCGTGCGGTTGATCTGCGCCGAGGGCAGATGCAGCGTGACGCCCGCCACGTTCACGGCCGTCCGCACCAGCGCCCGGTCAAACTCGCCCTGCCCGACCTGCTGGCCGAGCTTGTCGAGTTCCTGCAGGAACCGCAGGCCAGCCGGCCCACCGTAGCCGCCCGCGTACTGGCGAATCCCAAGCGCGGACTGCACCGCGCCAGACGCCTCGCGGACGCCGACCATCGTGCCCATCAGGTAGGACACTTGCGCGGCGGCCAGCTTTTCGGCAAGCTTTTCCTCGTCATCGTCGCCGCCGGCCAGCGCCTGCCGCAGCAGTTCTCCGAGCACGGCCGGAACCGAGAACAGCACCAGATAGTCGACGGCCAGCCGCGCAACCTGCAGCGGGCTGGTCATCTTGGTCGCCTTGCCGCGCTCGACCGCCAAGTTGTAGGTCGTCGAGAAGAACCCGTAGAACACCGTGAACAGTTTGAGCGCTTCCGGCCCGCGCTGGATGCCGGCCAGATCCTTGACCTGCCCGGAGCCCTGCGCGTCGATCACGGCCTGATCGGCCAGCGCCACCGCTCGGCTGTCATCCGTGTCCTCAGCGAGCGCCTTCTGATACGCGCCCCACCAGGTCGGCATATCGACGCCCATCTGAAACATCTGCATGGGCCAGAACATGACCTGATCGAGTCGAGCCTTGGCCTTGTTCTTGTCGCGCACCACCGACTGCAGTTCATTGATCTCGCGATTGAGCGTGCGGGCGCGGTTGCGCATGAATTCGCTGCGCTCAAATACGTCGCCCACCAGTTTGCGCGGACTGGTCACCCATGCCGCGACGCCCTTCGCCGTCCACTTCGGGCCGATCCGCACGATGGTCTGCGTGATACCGAGGCCCTGCAGCGCGACGTTGACGAGGTTGAACCCGAGGCCAGCCACCGACGCGCCAGTGCGCAGCGGCCCAATGACGCGGTTCAGCGCGTTGCCGTCCGACTGCTCGCCCGCGGCGATGTCCCGCACGGCATCCTTGAACTGCCGCACGACATCGGCGCCGTACTTGGCGCGCACCGTGGGGTCGATGCCGCGCAGGATCCGGTTTGAGTCGATGATCCACTCGTGCCAGGCGAGATCATGGATCACGTCATTCACGCCGCGGAACATGCCGTCCATCGTCAGCAGCAGCGGCCGTCCCTTGACGGCCTCGGCGCGGTTCTTCGTGAACGTGCGCCGCGTGGTCGCCGCGACCTTGGCGCCTTTCAGTTGGCGCTGCGCCTGCTCGGCTTCCTCGTTGGACTCGGCCGCCAGGCTCTCGCGCGCATCGTAGACGATCGGGTAATAGCCGCCGCGCAGCTGCCCGAACTTGGTCAGCACTGGCTGCGGCTCGACCCATTCCGGCTCGAACCCGAACACTCGGCGCTGCTTGGCGGCGATCTCCGGCCGGTAGGTCTCGAAGTGGTCCCACACGCCCTGAACGAAATCCCATTCCTCTTTGGTCAGGGTATCGAGCACGGCCGACACGCCGGCCTGCGACCAGCCGCGACCGTCCATCAGGCGCTGCATGTTGCCGGCATTGCCGACGTTCAGCGCGACCGTGATGCGTTCCTCGCGGTTCAGCGACAGGCCGAGTTCCTTGATGAAGATGCCCTTGCCGCTCATGCGCCCGGCCTTTGAGACGGGCGCCAGCAGCGCAGCCAGCGCCTTCGTAGCAGCCGCGCGCCGCGTCGCCTCGAAATCACCGCGCTCGTTCATGTTGCGGATGAAGTGCTCCCACATCGGGCCGCCGTCCTTGAACCCGTCCAGCTGACGGGCCAGGCTGGCCACCTTCCGATGCGATGCCACGAATGCCGTGAACAGACGGACGGCACGATTGGCGGCCGTGTTGCGCGTGCGGTTCTCGACCTCGCTGGCCGGCGCGTTGTCGGCAATCGACACCTTGAGTTCGGCGAGCACCTGCTCGAGCTCGCGCGTGTCACGGGCCAGCAGCAGCTTTTTCTTGAGCTTGCCCAGATGCTCGATCTGCCTCACCGAATCGACGACGCCCCTGAACTGCTCGAGAGACAGTTCCTTGTAGGACACCCGCAGCGCATCCGCGCGAACGTGCGGCGGCAGTTCGGGCTCGATGCCGAGTTCTTCCTGCTCGGCGATCCAGTCGGCCAGAGACTTCCGCTTGTCGATCTCCTTGAGCGTGACGGCGCGGCGCAGGTCGAACTTTTCCAGAATCGCATGGATCTGGTCCAGGTAGTCGGGGTCGACGCGTTTGGCGGCCGATGTCTTGGCGAAGCCTTTGAGGTAGTCCAGCCCGCGCGTCAGTTCATCGCGGGCATCGTGCGCCGCCTTGGCCGCGTACTCGTTGACCAGTTGATTGCGCTTCTCGAGCGCCGCCTCGGCGACATTGCCGGCCTTGAGCGCCTTGGTCGCCGCCTTGCGGGCGCGCTCGGCACTGGCCGCGTACTGCGCCGGCAGGAGCGTGCGCGGCGTGAGCTTCGCGATCAGCTGCTCGGCGAACGCCTTGGCCGCAGCCGGGAGGGTGGCTTGCGTGCGCGGTCGGCCGCGGGAATCTGTGCCGGCTGGCGTGCGGGGATTGCCGGCCTTTTCCAGCGCCGACAGTTCGGTCGCGGTCATGCGCGTGCGGGCAGCGTTGTGCAGCGCCTCATCGACCGCGAGCGCCATGCCTTCCGGCGTGTAGGTGTCGCCGTGCAACTCTAGCATTCGCTTGTCGGTTTCGGCCTCGATGACGGTCGCCGGATCTTGCGCGGAGACGAGCGCCGTGATCATTTCGTCGCCGCTGGTAAATCCCATCTGCTCGGCCAAGCCATCGGCCGGCAGGCCGCGCTTGGCGGACGTCATGCCCATATCGACCAGCTTGCGCCATACCGCGTTTTCTCCCGCGCCGTAGGTCTCGCGCAGTTCATCGGTGTCGAGCTTGCCGCGCGCCAGTCCGTCGATGTTGACGGTTTCCTGAAAGATGCCGAGCGCGATCTCAGGATTGACGCCAAACGACCACTGCTTTGTGCCGCGCAGTTCCTGGTCGAACTTTTCCTCGAACTGAGCGAGGTCCCACTTGCCGTGTTCGTCGGTGCCGAGATACCCGAATTCAGACAGCACCTCGGCCATGCCGTCGATGGTCATGCCGGCCTTGGCCGGCGCCAGCGGCTGCCGCGTGCGGACACGGTTCTCGCTGGCAAGGTCGGCGGGGTCGGTGCCCCACGTCGAAACGACCTCATCCTTGTTGATGCCGCCCAGCTTGCGGATCGCCTCGAACAGCGAGTCCTTTTCCGGGTCAACGTCGATGTTCTTTTTCTTGACCGGCAGGTCAGACTTGCCGCTCAGGAACGTCCACGCGCGATACACAGGCTGTGCCAGCACCTCGCCGCGCACGGTCGCGCGCACATCGCGCCGCTCGCGCTCGGCCTCACGCTGCATCTTCTTGAGCAGCCGCGCACGCGCGCCCGTCAACCAGCGCATGTCGCCCAGGCTCTTGGCCTGCAGTTCCTCGACGGCCTTGTTGGTCGCGGCAAGCCCCTGGTCGTGGTACTGCCGCCAATCGACGCCGAACTTGGCCGCTTCCTCGGCGGACTCGAACAGCATTCCCATGCTGCGCCCGGCCTCGCCGTCAGCAATCTCCTGCTCGCTCGCAAGCATCCGGTCAAACACGCCGCGAATCTCATCGTTAAGGGTGACGTTGAGATTCTTGAGATCGCGGTACACGTTCAGCATCCACGCGCGGAACCGTTGGAACACGCCGCGCATGGCGACGTTCGGCGCCTTGCCCTCAAACAGATACGCCTCAAACCCGCGCGCGAACTTCTCGTGATGCTCGCGCTGCTCGTTCAGCGTCATGCCGCGCCACACATCCAGCGCCGTGCGCTCCGGCGTCGCTTCGATGCCGAACCATTTGAGGATGCGGTCCATGTCCTCGCTGACCGCAGCCGGCGCATTCGGCTGGCTTGCGATATCGGCCTGAATCTCGAGGAAGAAGTGCCCGGCTTCGTGCAGGAACGTGCTCAGGTCCGCAGCCTTGAGAAGCGCCAGCGTGCGGGTCTGCGGGTCGAACGCGCCTCGGTTGCCGCCGCGATTCTGGAACAGTTTGTCCATGCTGTCGCTGTGGTAGGCGGATTGCTTCAAAATATCCGGGTTGTTCGGGTCGAAAGCGCCGCTGTTTCCAGTTGCAGACTTGATCTGCTCGGGGCGGAAGGCGACGTAGATGTCACCGCCGCGCACGCCTTCCCCGCTGAATCCACGCGAAAAGTACCCGTCATATCCGAGCGTTGTAGTCAGTGCGTCATTCACAATTGTCGCATCAACGCCGGAACCGATAAGACCGCCAAGCTGGTCTATAGCAAGCGCCTCATTCTCGAAAACCTTTGCGGCCTTTCGCACGACATCATCGAAAGGCAGATTGTAGGTGTTCTCGAAATTCGACAAAAACCCATCCTGCCAGTCGTGCCTGTTCGCGCTAGCCTCGCGTCGCGCCACCTCCGCAAGCAACTTCCGAATCTGCGCCTGCGAAAACGGCTTCGCTTTGTAGTCAAGGGGTTTTTTGATGGCGAGATAGGTTTCGACAACTTCGCCACGCTGCCCGTATCCGGAGGCGATTTCCCGATCAGTCGTGAAATAGAACCCAGCACCTTCGGCGCGGCCGTTCTCTCCGATCTTGCTG